TTGCACAGCAACCAGAGTGTGATAGTGCAATTGAAGATATTATGAACGAGGCGATTGTCGCTAATGAAAGAGATCAATCAGTTGATATCATAACTGATAACTTACCACACACAAAAAGAATTAAAGATAGAATTAAAGAAGAGTTTGATAGTGTTTTAAAATTATTAGACTTTGATACAAAAGGCCCAGACATTTTTAGACGTTGGTATGTGGATGGTAGAATATATTATCATAAAGTAATTGATTCTAAAAACCCTAAACTAGGTATTCAAGAAGTTAGATATATTGACCCTAGACAAATTAAAAAAGTAAGAGAAGTTAAAAAACAACCTAAAGCTTTAGGACCAGATATAATCAAAAGAAACGAAGAGTATTTTATTTACAATGCCAAAGGCACTTACATGGGTGGTGGTAGTGGAAATAATAATATGATTGGTGTAAGACTTTCACCAGACTCAGTAACTTACGTACCATCTGGTTTGATTGATGCAAATAGAAATATGGTATTATCATATTTGCACAAAGCAATTAAACCTGTCAATCAATTAAGAATGATTGAAGACAGTCTTGTTATTTACAGAATATCAAGAGCACCAGAAAGAAGAATTTTTTACATCGATGTAGGTAACTTGCCAAAAGCAAAAGCAGAGCAGTACTTAAAAGATGTAATGCAAAGATATAGAAACAAATTAGTTTACGATGCAAAAACAGGTGAGATCAGAGATGATAGAAATCACATGTCAATGCTTGAAGACTTCTGGTTACCAAGAAGAGAAGGTGGCAGAGGAACAGAGATTACAACATTACCTGGTGGAAACAACCTAGGTGAGATAGAAGATATAACTTACTTCCAAAGAAAATTATATCGTTCTTTAAATGTTCCAATCTCTAGACTAGAAGCCGAACAAAACTTTTCTTTAGGAAGATCAACAGAGATTACTAGAGACGAATTGAAGTTTACAAAATTCGTACAGAAAGTTAGAAAAAAATTCACGCCATTATTTAATGACATGCTTAAAACTCAATTAGTTTTAAAAGGTGTTATTAATGTAGAAGAATGGCCAGCAATGAAAGAACATATTAGTTATGATTTCTTACAAGATAATAACTTTGCAGAATTAAAAAATGCAGAATTATTAAGAGAGAAGATAGATCAACTAGGTGCGATTGAGGGATTTGTTGGAACATTCTTTAGTAAAAAATGGGTACAACAAAACGTTCTTAAATTAAGTGAATACGAAATAGAAGAAATGAAAAAACAAATGAATGTTGAGGCAGGTATACCACCAGAAGATGGTGGAGTTAATTTACCACCAAATGACGGTGTAACAAATGAACCTATAAAAGGCGAACCTCAACAACAACAACCAAACGATGATGATATAGGAGATATAGACGATGAGTAGTGATAAAATAGTTGACGCATTAGTTAACAATTCAAACTTAGATGCCGAAGATGCATTTAAAGAAACTATGAAAGATAAAGTAGCAATGGCAGTTGATGTTAAGAAACAAGAAATTGCTAAAGGATTTGTAAGAGATCACATACCTGAAACAGAACCTGAAAGTACTTTTGAAGCACCACCAAAAGAAGAAACAGAGTAAAGACATGAGATTTGAAGAGTTATATACTTCTACATTTGAGGCAGATGAACATAAAAAAACGAGAGAATATCGTAAATTATCGCCTAAAATGAAGAAAGCAGTAGATGATATCTTCAAAAAAATGGATGCAAAACCTTCAAATTTCCTAAATACTTTTGAAAAGACAATATCCGATGTCGCTAAGAAGTATAGAGTCAAGGAAAAAGACCTATTACAATATTTCGAAAAAGAGGCAATCGGATTATTAAGATAAGGAATTAAAATGGCAGTAGTAAAACAAACAATCAAAGACTCAGATTTCGAACACGTTGTTAAAATAACAACTACTGGTACAAACTCAGCTGCAAATATTGTCGATGCATCAGCTTTAACTGGTCATGACTCTGGTCCAAAACTATCGATTGTTGCTTGTACTTGGTCAGTAGGTTCACAAACAGATATTTTATTTGATGCGACTTCAAATGTTGTGGCATTATCACTACAAGGTAATGGAACAATGTCATTAGTAGGTCATAATTTTGGCGCAATACCAAACAACGCTGGTTCAGGCGTAACAGGTGATATACTTTTAACAAATAGTTCTGCTTCAGTAGGAACTATCATATTGCATTGTAGAAAGACAGACGGTTACGATAACCTAGAGTAAAGATATGACACAAGCAGTTAAACTAATCACAGAAGCTACAGATTTTTCTCAAAACAATTACCTAATCGAAGAGAAGAATGGTAAGAAAGAGTACAAAATCAAAGGCATCTTTATGCAATCTAACATTAAAAACAGAAACGGAAGAGTATATCCGAAAGAAGTTTTGATGAAAGAGGTTGCTAATTATAACAAAGAATACATCCAAAAGAACCGAGCATTCGGTGAACTTGGACACCCAGAAGGGCCAACTGTTAATTTAGACAGAGTATCACATATGATAACTGAACTAAAACCAGAAGGTGACAACTTCGTAGGAGAGGCAAAAATTATGTCGACTCCAATGGGTGAAATCGTTAAAAACCTTATGGACGAGGGTGCAACTCTCGGTGTATCATCAAGGGGTATGGGAAGTTTAGACCAAAGAGGCGGTGCTAACTATGTGAGAAGCGACTTCAAACTTGCAACAGCAGGGGATATCGTGGCAGACCCGTCTGCTCCAAACGCTTTCGTAGAGGGAATTATGGAAGGTAAAGAGTGGGTGTGGGACCATGGTAATTTAGTTGAGGCACAAATATACGAAATGAAACAAAGAATTGAAAAAAGAACTCGACTAAGAGAAGATAAATTGAAAGCACTTGAATTTGCTAAATTCATGAAAATTATCAGTAATTAGTGGTTAAAAGTGTTAAGTTTTATAAATAATAGTACTAAATAAAAAATAAAAGGAGAATGTTCCGATGGCTACAGAAATAGACAAAACCATAGAGGAATTAGAAGCGGAAGTTTTGGCTGAATTAGAAGAAGCCAACGGTGCTGACGCTCCTAAAAAATCTGCTGTAAAAGCAGAACCTATGGACAAGATCGAGCCAGCTCTTAAAGGCGAGGACAAACCAGAAGACCTAGGTAAAGCAGTAACAGACCCTAAAGATGCTACTGACTCAGGTAAAGAGGCTTCTAAAAAAGCAAAAGAAGTTTCTGGTGACCCAGCTCAAAAAGGCGAAGGCAAACCCGATCAACCAGAAAAAATCAAAGAAGACGAAGATAAAGAAGACGAAGATAAAGCAGATGCTTCAGACGATGACGAAAAAGAAGATGAAGCTTCTGAAGAAAAAGAAGATGAAAAAGAAATGTCTCAAGACGAGATGAAAAAAGACATGATTAAAGCTATGAAGTCAATGAAAAAAGACGAAATGGCTAACATGTATGCTTCTTACCATTCAGCTGCAATGTCCAAAACTAAAGATGAGATGTACAAAGAAATGTCTCATGGTATGGACAAAATGAAAAAAGAAGGCATGAAAAAATTACATGCTGCAGTAATGCCGTCTGCAAAAGACGAAGAAGTTAAAACAGATGCAAAAACTGAAGAAAGATTAAAATCAGTTGATGTAAAAGAACATGTTGACGCTTTATTAAATGCTGACGATTCTTTATCAAAAGAGTTTAAAGAAAAAGCTGCTACAATTTTTGAAACTGCTGTTAAGTCTAAAATCAGAGAAGAGATTAAAAGACTTGAAGAGGAGTATCAAGAAGAAGTTAGAACTGAAGTTGCTGATACAACTAAATCATTAACTGAAAAAGTTGACTCTTACCTAGACTACGTAACAGGTGAGTGGATGAAAGAAAATGAATTAGCAATCGAAAGAGGCTTAAAAGGCGAAATCGCTGAAGACTTCATATCTGGTCTTAAGCAGTTATTCGAAGATCACTACATCGATGTACCTGCTGAGAAGTATGACGTATTAGAAGCGCAAGCTGATAAAATTTCTAAATTAGAGAAAAAATTAGAGGAAACAATTCAACAAGTAGTTGAAGCGAAGAAATCTGAAGGTTCTCTAGTGAAAGAATCTGTTAAGGCTGAGGTTTCTTCAGACTTAACTGAAACTGAAATTGAAAAGTTTGACTCATTAGCTCAAGAAGTAGAATATACTGATAAAGAGTCTTATACTGAAAAGTTAAAGACTATTAAGGAAAATTACTTCCCTAGAACACAAGCTATTAGTGAAACTGCACATGATGAAGTAGAAACTGGCACCGCTGTACAGGCTG